GAAGTCGACGCGGAAGAGGATGTAAAAAATGTCTGACTACGAACCAAATACCAGTCCGTTTGCCATCGCGCTCGACGAACTGATCAAGCGGTTTTCGAGCGAGGGCACGCCGCTTGACGAAATCGCCGCCACGCTGGAAGAGGCGGCGTTGCAGGCTGGCGACGAGGAGCTTGGCGAAGACGACGAATGGCGCAAGAAACGGTGACGGTAGAGGCTTCCTCCTGGGGGCGGATGGAGGGGTGAACGGAGGCGGAACGGCGGGGACGTTTCTGTCGCCCAATCTGTCGCCCGCCTATTTTCAGAGGGTGCTAAGTGTTGGTCGGAGTGGCAGGATTTGAACCTGCGACCCCCACGTCCCGAACGTCGGGGTCCTCTAGGAAACCCGTGAAAAATCAACGACGGTTGTCGGCTCCGTTCGCATCCGTTCACGCTTATTTCTGTCGTTTCTGTCGCCAAACTGTCGCCCGGGATTGGCGGCGACGCGCGCTGCGGCGTCAGCTTGGAAGTCGGGACTGTGGTGCCAGTAGTGGCGCTCGATCGTCTCTGTCGTCGTGCCGAAGAACGAGGCCGCATCCTCGATCGAGGTCCCGTTCTGAATCGACCATGTGATCGAGGTATGCTTGAGAACGTGGGGCGTGATTTCGGCGCGCAATCCGGCGTCCTGCACGCTCCTCCTGAAAGCCTTGTCGACATCCTTCACCGGCTGGCCGAGCCATTCGACGATGTGCGACCGGCAGATGCCCTTTGCCTTCCAGCGCCGCATATGAGCCAGGAGCCGGTCCGGCAAGCGGACCGGAGGGCGGCGCTTGTTTGTCTCCTTGACGCCTTTCGGGCGGCGATAGAAGACCCCGCGGTCGAGGTCGACCCAGCCGGACCCGGGCGTCGGCGCGATGGCCGCGCCGCAGATCGAGGCCGCCCGCGTGCCCGTGTAAAGCCCTATGAGGATGAACCGGGCGACGTGGCGCCGTGAGCGCCGGCCGGTCGCATGTCCCTTCTGGACCTCGCGATAGCGGTAGGCGTGCCAGATCAGGCGGGCGGCTTCCGAGCGGGTCATCCAGCAATCGCGCGCCTCGCCCTTCTCCGGCAAGACGACCTCGACCAGCTCGCGGCACATGCCCTCGTGGATAAAATGCTTGATCGCGGCGCGCAGATCCTCGAGCAGTCGGCGAGCGTTCTTGTGCTCCTCAGCGAATGCGCGGCACGTCGCGCCAGTGACCTCGCCTAGCGTCTTGTCTCCCCACCACTTGATGAGGACCGTTGCGCGGGCCGCGACCTCACGGGGGCGGGCCTGGGCCTCGCTTTTGTCCTTGAGGTAGATCGCGATTACGTCGGCAACGGGGACCTCAGCGGCACCACGTTTCTTTTGGCGCGACGGCTCCTGCCTGCCGAGGATGTATTCTCCGAGGGCGTCTTCGGCTTCCGCAGGAGGCGTTCTGCAATCTGCAACGCCGACTCCCGTGCTGCGCTTAACTCGGCCATCCCGGATGACCCAGACGGCTTGACGGGTGATCTCGCCGGTCTTGGGGTCGCGTCGGGCTGGCTGGGGGTAGAGCCGGACCCCCTTTGCGTGTCGCGGCATTTTCGCCTCATTTCCTTGATTTCGGCGAGCGTCGTGAACTCTTTCCCAGCCACCCTCTCGACGATCAAGTTCCCCCTGTCCCGCTCTTTTCGCAAGCCGGAAACCGTCATGCCCCCGTGCGGGTAGGCGATACGGACGGCGTCAAGCAGCCGGAGGGGGGTGTCGTCAGTGACGCCGTCCATCACCAGCACCCCCGCTTAAGCCATTGTTTGATCTCGTCCGACAGCAGGAACCACTCGCCTCGCGTTCTGTACTTGGCGAAGCGGACATGGAAGCGAGCTTCCACCGCTCTGTCGCCGTCGATTACGGCGAGCAGGTGGATCGGGAATGGATTGACTCTCCGAAATGATTCGATCCGCCCATGAACGTTCCTGGTGGTCCCGATCTTTACTTGGTCCCCGCACTGAGCGACGTACACCTTTGCCCCACGAAAAGGGTCCCGCGCTTCGTACTCAGCCTGCCTGGCGGCCTTGAATGCAGCCCGTTCGGCGTCGTCTCGCAGGGCATGTGCGCGAAGCTCGTTCTCGTTAAATGTCCAAACTCCGAATTTGGCGGCGCTCGGGATCTCGCCGCGCGCGGCCATAGCCTGGACGCTCCGCTCCGGAAGGCCCAGGATTAGCGCGGCCTGTTTGACGCTGACGCGCTCGGCCTTGCTCATTCTCCATCGCCCTCCTTGGAAGGGGCGGTGGTGAGGGCTGCGCGGGCATCGTCAACGACTTGAGGGTCCATATTCTCGATCCACTCGATCAGATCCTTCAGACGTTCCACCTCTGCTGTGGCGGCGTCTCGGGCAGCGTGGGAGCGTCGGCGCTCGTTTGCCTCGACTTCTGCGGCTTGCCGCGCCTCATCCCGCTCTGACTCCGTTCTCTCGCAGGAAAAGATTAGCCGCTCGCACTTGGATTCCAGTTCTTCGATGCGGCGGTCTTGTTGGGCGAGTGCTGGTCCGTAACCGTTCGCGGAACGTATCAATTCCTGATACTTTGCGCGCACATCGTCCCGCGCCCCCTCAAGTTCCGTGATGCGGGCATGGGAGCGTCGGCGCTCGTTTGCCTCAACGCTTGCGGCTTGTTCAGCCCCCTCTGCTCTCCTGTGTGCGGAGGCAAGGGCGGTGGCTGCGTCCTTGAAGATCATGGCGTTTGATCCTCCGATAAGGTCGCGAGCCTTTGCATTCCGCTTGTAGAGCGCTAGCGCCAAGATGTCGGCGAAGTCCCCCGCCCCGCAATAGCACGGGCCGGCCGGCAATGCAGGACCATTATGGACGGCGCAATCAGACCAGTGCTCTCCCGGGGCGGGAGGAGAAGGAGCGGTGTCCGGGCATATGAAATGTCCGCATTCGACGCAGCGCTCGCGGCCACGGGCCGACGGTTGTCGGGTGTCGCTCATTGCATCCTCGTGGTGGCGATAGGGCTGCGAAGAGCAGCCTCGAGCGCCCGCCCGACGAGCGCTCCCGCGGTGAAGCCGATGAACAGGCTCCAGTAAAGGTTCATTTCAGGCTCGCCTGCGCGTGGTGGTGGGCCTCGTCGATCTGCACAAGCACCCGCTCGATGAGAACGATCTGCGCGGCGAGGCGGTCCCATATTCCGACGCCGTTCGGGCCGGGACCGCCCTCGACGTCGGACCCGGTCCGGCCGTTGCCGGGCGCTACTCCCTCGCCGGTCAACTCCGTCTCGATGTCGCGGGCGGCCTCGCGGATGCTGAGCGCGTGCTTTTCGAGCTGCTCGAGCGCTTCCGTCACGGTGCCGCCGGTCGGCCGGGTCGAGTGCGGGGAGGGCGTCGGCGTCGTCACGTAGGGACGCAAACTATCGCCATGCTTGCCGTACTGTTTCTCCGCATCGCGCAGGCGGCGTTCCTCGTCGGGGCTCCACCGGGCGCCGGCAAGCGGGTTTCCATTGTCGTCGCTCATTTTCAGCCCCTCGGTGAGTTTCTTGATTTCTTGCTCGATCATGTTCACACGTCTTCTCCTATTTCGGCGAGGAATGCGGCGCGCTCGGCGTCTGAGGCTTTGCGCCAGGCTTTGCGGAGTGTGTCGAGGGGGCTCGGCGGCTTGACGATGCCAGCGGCGATGGCGGCGGCGCGGATCGACTTGTATTCGCCGCGCTCGACGCCGGCCACGATGTCCGGCCGGTCGCGCTTGATGCGGGCCGCGAGGTAGGCCGCAGAGGTGCTGCCCCGCGTTAACTTCGTGCTGTCATCACGATGTTCAAGATCGCTCCGGTGTCCTTGCCCGGGGCCGACTTCGGACGGTGCCGCTTCCATGGTCGCCTTCGCCTTCTCGGCAAGCCGGTTGCGCACTTTGTCGACATCGTCGTGTTTCAGCGCGGCGACGATTTCGACCATGTCGCGTTCGGTGAGCTCGTAGTCGATCAGCACCTTGTTGCGCAGAAAGTCGTCGCGGTCCTTGAAGGTGAAGCCGCCGACGTTCTTTTGCCAAAGCTGAAGTTCGTCAGTTTCCTCTATCATCTGCTTGAGGAACCGGCAGTCCTCGCGAAAACTGCCGTGTGCGATCTGCTGCCAGCGGCCAATGACTTGCGACAGCGCATAGCCCTCAGCGACACCCCGCGCCGATGGCAGTTCGCCTGAGTCGATGGTTACGCGTGCGCGAGCCATGCGGGGACTCCGTCGCGGCGTATTTCGTTGTGCAGGCGTGCTGTCCAGCGATAGTGCTCGGTCAGCGCTGCCTCGTCGCAATCATCGAGCCGTCGCCCGATCTGACGTGCCCGGCGCCGGTTGATCTCGGTTTTGATTCTCCCGCGCAGGTCCCGATCGTCGGATCCGAGAAGCCGCATCGCCAATGCGGTCGTGTTTGAGGCGATGATGTTGATCTGCATCCGGATGGACTCTTCGGTCTGGCGGATGATGATCGGTTCGAGCATTTTGCGGTTGACCTCGCGCCAGAGCTCTATTCCTGCCTCGACGAGGGTGGCGTGGTCCGGACTGTCTTTCTCGCGATCGGCCTCCGTCCAGCGCCCGGTCCAGATTGGCCCGCCTGGCGCGGACAGGCCATTCATCATGATCTGGACGTTGGGGTCGCCTGAGTCGATTTCCTCGAGCTCCATGAAGTTGACGATGACCGGATCTAGGTCGATGTCTGAGCCGCCAATGCCGTTGATGTGGTCGGGATCGTCATCCTCGTCGTCATCGTCCTCATCCGCTTCGGGCGGCTGCATGTCCATCGCGGCGTGCAAGCGGTCGCCGGTATAGGCTTTGTAGTCGGAGGAACCGTCGAAGTTGACGTTGCCGGTAATCGGTTCGTGGGTGACTGGCGAGGCGAGGAAGCGTGCGGCGCGGCCGTTCTCCTGGTTGTTCTGATTGTTCATGCGCGCCGCGTTGAGGTGGACGATCTCGGTGATCCACGGCGAGTCCATGCCTTCGCCGGCAATGCCGACATGGACCAAGACATCGAGCGTCGGATGCGGCCGTGGCTTGAACTTCGGCTTGAGCGGGCAGAAGCGCTGCATGATGGCGGCGTTTTCCTCCGATCTGCGGCCGTGTGGGCCGGTGCCGACCCAATCGACGCGCAGATGCGGGAATTCCAACTCGACTTGCGCGCAGACGGAGCGGGCGTGCGAGACTGACAGTGCGCCGATCACTGCCTGCAGCGGCAGCCCGTGCTTCAGCCGTTCTTGCTCCATGCGCCGCAATGGCGTTTGCAGGAGCGGCGAGATGTAGTCGGCGCGCCAGCGCATATGGTTTTGAATCTCGATGCGCTCGATGTTGGCGGGGCTGTCGCCGCCCGCCATCTCGATGATCTGGCGCGTGGTCTTCAACTGCGGTTCGCCGTTGATGTCGACCTCGATCAGGTATTCGTAGCAGTGTCCCTTGAGCGGCTTGACGGCATGTTCCTCGACTGCTTCCCGGTAGAAGACGATGACCTCCGGCTCCCCGAAGAACCCGTCCTCGTCGGGCCGGTAGGGCGTGGCCGACATGGCGAGCAGGAACTCCGGCTCGCGCTGCGCCATCATGGTTCCGATGGTGCGGCTCCAGGCTTTCTCGTCACCGTAGTGGTGATACTCGTCGACGCAGATCATCCAGCGCCCCTGCGGATCGCGCAGGAGTTCCGACATCAGCCCGAACGACTTCGGCTGGGCCAACGTCTGGATCGTCGTGACAAAAAAAAGCACCTTGTCGCGGTATTTCTTCGCTTCGGCCAGGACGCGTGCCGTCGACAGGTAGCGGACGTCGATGATGTGGGCGTCGGGCAATCCCACTTTGGCGAAGTCGGCGCCCAATCCGGCGATGAACTGGTCGTGCTGGTTCTCGGTCGGCACGATGACAACGATGCGATTGACCTGCGCGTCTTGGGCGTGGTGCAGGATCGAAGCGGTTCCGGCGGCGACGAAGCTCTTGCCATACCCGGTCGGCAGCTTACAGTTCAGGCGCTTGCGGGCGTCTTCGCAGGCCTTTTCAAAGGCCTCCTGCTGGCCTCGTCGCGGCTTTTGCGTGAATGACAGTCCGGGCAGAGGAGTTGCATATTCCATATTGTGGTCTCTCCGTTTTTGCACCAAGGGATCACATGGTCGGCCTCGGGTTCGGGTCCGAGGTCGACCTCACATTCAGCACAGCGTCCGTCCTGGCAGATCCATAGCGCCATGCGCTGGATCGGTGTCGCCAGGCGGCGCTGGTCGCGCTGAGAACTCATTGCTTCGTCGCCCGGTCGGCTTCTTCCTGCGCCTTTGCGGCCTCGATTGCGTTCTCGGCGAGCCGGACGAGGCACTGCGTCAGGAGTTCGGCGATATGTTCGGCGTCGTCGGTCGACGACCTCAGCCGGACCTCGCCGCCGGGATCCTGCGTCATGACCAGGAGATCGACGCCGGTGTCGTGGGCGAGCTCGAAGAGGCGCTTGAGGTGGCCCTCGAAGAGCTGGCCGAGAATGCGGTCGACGATTTTGGTCATGCGGCGCTATCAGGTTCGGGCGGCGGGCCGCTCGCCGTTCCAGAAATGCCGGGCGGCGATCGGGTAGAGTTTGCGCACCATGTCCCATTGCAGGTCGAGCATCTGGCGCCGTGCGCCTGGCCGATGGCCGGCGATCCAGAGCGCGGTGAGCTCGGCGAGCGCCGCGCCCATCACGGCCGGGTGATGGTTGGCGAGCAGCGGCTTGATCGCCTCGACGAGTGCATCGGTCTGGCGCTGCATCTCCTCGCGGTCGGGCTCGCTCATGTGTCCTCGCGGCCGTTCGTCGCCTCCTCGACGCCGTCGCGGGCGTCGCTCCATCCGCCATGCCAGTTCGCCAGGCGGGCGGGGTCGTTGCGGATCTCGGCGTTGAGGCAGCGTTTCAGGCCGGCGTGGAAGTCCTGCTGGCCGCGGGCATAGTCCTCCGAGGTGGTGTCGATCACGGGCGCCTCGTCGGAGGGTTCTTGTGGATCGAGGACGTCGTCCACCGATTCGCGGATCTGTTCTTCTTCCGTTTCCGGTTCGTCCTGCGGCTTGTTTTTCTGCGCCTTCGGGGAAGCGATCGCCTCGAGGGTAGCGTTGCGGGAGCCGGGCGGGCGGCCGCGGCGGGGCGGGGCGAGTTGCGGGGCGGGCGGCACATCCTCGACGTCGGCATAGTCCGCGACCTCGTCCTCGCGCAGAAACTTGACGAGGTCGGCGCTCATCGGGACGCGCTTCATGAGGCGCGAGAGCACCGTTTTTTTTGCCATCTCGCCTTCGTAGTCGGACCAGGGCGTGCTCTTGATGCTGCCTTTCTTGAAGGCTTTCCAGGCGTCACTGCGGTCGCGGATCTGGTAGATCTCGCGCAGCGACATCGTCTCGTGGTCCTCGGTGCCATCCTTGTATTCGACATACGCGAAATAGCCGACGACCGGGCTGTCGTCGTTGAACACATCGGGCTCGTAATGCAGCTCGCGCAGGGTGACCTTAAAGCGGCCCTCCATGACGCTCTTTTGTGTCACCGGATAAGCGACGATGCGGGCGACTTCGCCCGACTGACGGGCCAGCCGCATCTTTCCTCTGTAGCCCAACTGCATCTGCGGTTCGGGCCGGCCGTCTCTATTCTTGCGCACGACGAGCCACGCCTCGCCGAGACTGGGGTCGAGCGACAGACCGTGATTGGCGGCGCGGGCGACTTCTCTCAACGTGTATCTTGGGTCGCAGTTCAGGAGCGCCGGGTTCATCATCAGCGCGATGTGCAGGCTGTTCTTAAATCGCTCCGGATCGATCCCGGCGGGCAGGGTGTGCAGCACCTGACTGTTTTGCGGCAGTACTTCCGACGCATAGAGTTCGACCTTGGTGATCCGCCGGTCGGGGGCGGCAGGTTGCAGAGCGTTCATCGGTCATCCCATTCTGGTGGAGTGAAGATGGTTGGCTGCGAGGCGGCGAGGAACATCACGAGCAGCAGGGTCAGGAAACCGCTGACGAAGCCGCCGATGAAGGCGAGCGCGATCCATGCGATTGTCATGGTGAAGTCCCCCGATACTTGATGCGCAATTGCCTGTAACTCGTGGCGGCGACCTGGTGGGCGGCTCGATTGACGATTTTGGCGGAGACGAAGAAGTCGCCGGCTTCGGCCGCACTGGCATCGCCGAGCTTGTCGCGGATTTCGGCTTCGGCGCGGGCCTTGCGCTTGGCGAGCAGCGAGATGTCGTGGCTGCACGCGGCGTGCTCGTTGACGGCGTCGATGAAAGCGTTGTCGCCGGAAAGATCGAGCGTCTTGTCGGAAACCTCTTTATTGAGGCGGGCGATCAGCGCGCCGTCGCGTTCGTAATCGAGGGGCGGGCGGGTGCCGGTCTCGACGAAGTGCCAGAACTCGAGGTTCTTCTCGATCAGCGTTTCGATCAGCCCCTCGACCGGTTTGACGTCGAGGACGTGGAGGGTAATGCCTGAGTCGACGACGAGCGCGGCGACGACGCCCCATTCGCAGCCGGTGAGGTGCATTTCCATGAGCGTTTGCACGGTGACGTGGGGGGGGACGTCGACTTCGCCTGCGTCGTTGAACCATTCGCGTTTGAAGGTATGCGGGGCGATTGACTTTACTTGTATGACCCCGGTCTCGAGGATGTCGGGGGGCTTGCCGCAAAAAGCGTCTGGCGTGGCGCCGAGGCGGGTTTCGGGGTCGGAGAAGAAGGAGCCGCCGGGCATCGGGTTCGGCGTGACGTGCCAATCGGGGCGCTCGTCGGCGAGGATGCGCAGCGCGGTTTCCTCGAGGTAGCGGCCGCGGCGCATGGCGGGGTTTTCGGGATCGGGATCGAGGCGGCCGGATTTGATGGCCCAGAGTTGGGCAAGCGTCATCCAGGGGTGGACGCCGAGGAGGGCGGCGCATTCGCTTGCCCCGCAAAGCCCCTGGCGCAGGGCGAGCCATTCCTCACGGCTTTGCGGAGAGAGGATGTTGTTAGGCCCTGGCATCGGCTTTGCCCTTTGCGGTTGTCTGGATGCTCTCGGGCATCCCGCGGATATGCCGTGCGAGCTGCCGTGCGAGGCCGAGGTAGGCGACGATGTGGCGGTCCTTGAAGTGCGCCCATTTCAGCGCCTCGATGGCGGTGACGTCGTCCTCGAGGCCGTCCTGGCTGAGCGCGGCAAGGACGGTCGCCATGGCGCGGAGACTGGGTTCGGTCATGTTTTCAGCCTGGGAGCTTGATCGGGGTCCGACGTTGCCAGTCGCGGGAGGTTTGGAGGAAAATGGCGTGGGCGCGGCGGATGGCGGCCTTGCGTTGCCCGCTCCAGGCGCGGCGGACGTCGGCGGCATTCTGGAGGGCGCTGAACGACATGGCGCGGGCGATGCGCTGGCGGACGGGATGGTAGAGGGAATTCATGGGGCTCCCCTTGGGCGCTGGGAGGAGGTAGCCATTTTTTATGGACTATATCAAGGCGGTAATCACTTTTCGTGGATACGTGCGACGTGCTGCCGCATCCATAGACTTTGGTTTTTTCCCCAGGCTATAAGGATTGTGGGTCAGTCGCGTCCACGCCTTGCCGCGTGGCAGGTTTTAAGCAACCGTTTTGTTGTGAACTAAGCGCGCAATCGGTGATCGGCAATGACCAAAGACGAGTGGGAAGGCCAGCTTCGCGACATTGCTCTTCATTGTGTGGTCGAGATGCCGCGGACGCGGCCGCAGTTCGAGCGCGTCATGAAGCTTATCGCGGAATTGTGGGAGTGGCGGGCGCGGACCAAGCCTGACGCCGAATGTTCTGACGTCGTCAGCCTGCGTTCTGTCGTTCCGCCTCAGCCTTAGCCAAGCCAATAACGAATTCGTGCGTCAGGTGGCGTTTCTGGCCGCTATAGATCCACTCGAGAGAGACGCCGTAGATCTGGAGCTCCCGCGCCAATTGCTCTGGGATTTTTGTTATACCGCAGACGTAGTTGCTCCATCTCGTCGGTTTGATCCCGAGCAATTTCTGGACTTGGACACCGGACAGCTTCTCGACCTCCATGATCAAGCGGAGGCGGTCGCCGATGTCTTTGTGGGGCCGCGGGGCGTTGCTGGGTTTCCTAGGCATGGGGATACCATGTCTTCCCCCATGGTAGTGTTGCAACGCGTCCACTTTGACCTCTTGCGTATCCAAGGAAACTGATTATCCCATTAAGGATGGGCACACGGCAATCAGTCTCCGGGATAGTAGATAGTCTAGGTGGGACGTTTGCTTTTGCGCGGCTCATCGGGAAGCCGCCGAGGACGGTTTCCAATTGGAAGGCCGCGGGGCTTTTCCCGGCGAAGGAGTACGTCGCCCTTAACACCATGCTCGCCGAGCGGGGCGTGAGCGTCCCGCCGACGCTCTTCAGTATGAAGAAGCCTCCCTCTGTGAGGAGAGCCGCCGAGTGACAGTTTTCGTCGCGTAAATTTCATCAGCCCTCATTGCGGAGGCCGTGCGTTTTTCGATGACCGCCCGTGTCTCCCTGGCCGAATACCGGCAACTCCATTTGTTCAAGGGCAAGCGCCAGCGCGGCACGCGGCCCAAGGCGGCGCCTGAGTTTCGCACGCAGTGCGCGCTCGCCGATCTGCTGCGCCAATGCGCCGATCCGGACTGGTTCTGGACGGCATTTCCCAGTGGTGAGAAGCGTTCGGCGGCAACCGGCGCGCGGCTGAAGCGCATGGGGCTCAAGCGTGGTGTCAGCGATTTCGTCTTCATCTCGCCGGGCGGCGAGTTCTGCGGCCTTGAGCTGAAGAGGCGCGGCGGGCGGCAGAGCGAGGCACAGGTGGCTTTCGAGGCGTGGTGCCTGGCGCACGGCGTCACCTACGCGGTGGCGGATTCTTACGACGCGGCGGTGGCGGTGCTCGTGGGCTGGGGCGTGCTTAAGACGGAGGTCGGGACGTGAGAACGCTGTCGTGGTTCTCCTGCGGCGCCGCCTCTGCCGTCGCGACCAAGCTGACGCCGGGGTGTGTTCCGGTCTATTGCGACACGGGGTCGGAGCATGAAGACAACAAGCGCTTCCTGCGGGATTGCGAAGTTTGGTTTGACCGGCCGGTGGTTTCCATCAAATCCGACCGTTACTCGGATACGTGGGAGGTCTGGGAAAAGCGGCGTTATCTCGCCGGGATCGACGGGGCGCCGTGCACGGTCGATCTCAAGATTGCCCCGCGGTTGGCGTTCCAGCGTCCTGATGACCGGCATGTGTTCGGCTACACGGCGGATGGACCGGACGTGGTGCGGGCGGAGCGGCTGCGGGCCAACTTCCCGGAATTGACCGTGCTGACGCCGCTGATCGAGCGCGGTCTCACCAAGGCGGCCTGCCTTGCCATGCTCGAGCGGGCGGGGGTTGCGCCGCCGGTGACCTATGCGCTGGGGCTACCAAACGCGAATTGCCTGCCGTGCGTCAAGGCGACCTCGCCCGCTTATTGGGCGCTCGTGCGGAAAGAGTTCCCGGAGCGTTTCGACCGGATGGCGACCCTCGCGCGGAGCCTGGACGTGCGGCTGTGCCGGATCGAGGGGATAAGGGCTTTCATCGACGAGATCCCGGCTGATTGGCCGGTGACGGATGCGCTCGTGCCGTCGTGCGATTTTCTGTGCGCGATTGCGGAAATGGATATGGGCGAAGCCGTCTAATTCCGGAATATGCGGGTTCGCGTTTCAGTGAAGTAAAGGCATAGCAATGCAAGCGTAATCCTAAGAATTGGCGGGGAAGAAAATGAGCGGACAGCCTTTCTTGAAGTTCTTCCCGACCGATTGGCGTGCGGATCCGGCCGTCCGGATTTGCAGCCTGGCGGCGCGCGGCTTGTGGTTTGAAATGTTGTGCCTGATGCACGAGGGACGGGGGTTCCTGCGGATCGGCGATAAGCCGATGACGCCTCTGCAACTTGCCCGTCTGGTCGGGAGCGGTTCCGAAGACATTGCACCGTTGCTCGCCGAACTCGATGAAAACGGGGTTTTCAGTCGCGACGAGGCGGACGGCGCAATCTACTGCCGGCGCATGTTACGGGATATCAAAAGGGCCGAAATGGCCGACCCGACAGCTGCTGAAAGGGTTCGCCGCTATCGGGCCCGCCAGCGTAACGGTGGCGGTCCGGAAGGCACTGGCACTCAAGGAAAAAAAGGAGGCATTACGGGAAACCGTAACGACAAAAGCGTAACGAGCGTAACGAGTGTTACACCCATGGCGCGCGCCAGAAGTCAGACTTTTTCTATCGAAAAAGAAGAAAGTCTGACGACCGCGCGTAACGGCGCGGCGGACGGCTGCGCTCCGTCGGGCGCCGCTTCGCCGTCCGAAGACGACGACCAGAAAGAAAAAGAAATAAAGTTGCTCCTGGGCCGCGTTGAAACAGAATTCCCAGCGCCGCAACGGCTCCGGATCATCGCCAAACTCGAGCACGTCGAAAACCGCGCCGCCTACCTGCTCCGTTGCCTCGCCAAGCCGTATCCACAAACCGCCAAGGTCGTGCCGATCAAGCCCAAGGATGCCGAGCATGCCCGGCTCGTGGAGGAAATTCGCTCCCAACGAAGGGCGGCACCATGACCGACGAACTATACCAAAAACGCGCCCATGCCTGGTTCGAGGTCCAGAAGGCCGCAGGCAAGCCACTCGGCGTCATGCTCCGACCAACGGACGTCGAGCGCTGGAACGCTTGGAAAGCTTACTTCCGGGCCAAGGACCCCACGTCCGAACTCAAGGGCATGGGCCTCTGCGAGCGCGACCAGTGGCCTTCCCGCGAACCCGGGACGAACCTCTGCTGGCGCATGTTCCCCGCCGACTGGCCGCACGAATTCGACCCGAAAGGTGCCGCAGATGCCCGAGCCTGATGATTTCACGCCCCTCTCCTTGGCGGTCGCCCGCTGGCTCGACGTGGTCAAACCGGAAATGCGCCACGAGGCCCAGCCCTACGGCCCGAACGAACCCCCCGAGGACAAACTCGAACGCCTGCGCCACACGGTCTGGAACGAAACCCTCGTCATCGGACCGGAACTCGGAAAAAAACTCGACGCCATCGCCGGGAAAACCAAACCATGAGCCGCGGTTTGCCTAACCGCGAACCAAACGGGCGATTGCGGCGGGCTGCTCAAGGGCTGCCAAGGACCCGGCCCGAGGACGTCGTCGCGGCGGCAGCCAAACAGCCCCACCGACGCGGCGAACGATCCAATGTCGCCGCAACCCCATGGCAGCGAGCCATCAAGGCCGGAAAGATCCGCGACTGGCGCCACGGCGGATTTACCGCCGGAGAACTCGAACAGGCCGGGTTGGCCTTCGTCGAAGTCCGCGAACATTACCTCCGAGCCATCGGAGCACCACGAGGCTTCATCAGCCGAAACGGCAAAGGTTCCGACTTGCCGCCAAGCTTGCGAAGGAAATGGCTGCGCGAGTGGAACGAGGTGGGTGGCTGTCTTGCCGGTAGCCTCTCGGCGGCCATTCTGGCGGCCACTGAGGCCCATCCCGAGCTCGACGAAAGGTCATGGACCAGAGAATTCACAAACGCCGTCAGCGACGCGTTGCGCTCGCTCGCCCGGCATTTCAGGATTTAGGGAAAACACGAATGATCGAGATTGTGGTGAAGGCCAAGGGACGCGGGCGTTTCCAAGGATACGTCAACGGCGAGCCAATCGGGAGACCAACCGGCCAGCCGTTCTATCACGGCGCTCGGATGCTTGTCGCTCAAGGCATCGACCCAGACACCGAACTCACGATGCGGCACGAAAAGTCGGAGATCGTCTCAATGCGCTCAACAGTCGGACGGGCGGCAAAGCTTGCCGTGAGCGAAAACGAGAACCATGGCCCACGGATCGTAAAGTACAAACCTCGACCTGAGCTAGAATAGCGATCGCCGGTGAGATGTAGCGTCACTGGCGGCGGTTTGGCGCGAGAAGCCTAAATTGTCTATTCCAACGGCCAAGCTCGGGTTTTTCGGGGTCACGTCGAGGCAAGATCGGGTTGCGCACAATTATTTCAATTTCAGCACTTGATCTTGAAATTATCTTGCGCGCAATGTCAGAGCAGCAGTCTCGGAAAGTGCGTGATAACAGTCGCTCGCAAGCAGTCCTTAAACCAAAACATTGCGATGATGGTGAAAAACGGTCTAAAAGCCGTAAAACCGCTGGAAAAGGTCAGAATCAGACCAAATAAGGCCGCCGAACCGCCTCCAGGACCGCGACAAGACCCCAAAACGGGCAGATTCGTCCTCGGCAATGCGGGGAATGGCGGCCGCAAGCTCGGCACGCGCCGCGACCTTGAAATGCGCCTCGTCGACTCCGTCGTGCGCGACTTCGCGGAGCACGGAGAACGGGTAATCGAGCGTGTTCGAGAGGAAGATCCCGCAACTTACTTACGCATAGCTGCTGGCCTGCTGCCGAAAGAGCTACACGTTAACGTTGCGCATGATCTCTCGATCGAGAGCTTTGCCGAGCGGTTCAAGGATCTGATTGCTCGCGCAACTGGCAAGCCGCTCTCTTTGCTCGAGGCTGCACAAAGCCCAACGAACGATGGGGTTTGTAAGACGCTGGATTTGAAGCCTAATCCGGTTGAGGAGGACGACGAACCGGCGCTATAGTCGAGGCATGCACGACGAGATCAACACGCAGCGATCGGACGCTGATCGCATGGCATCAGCTCAATTTGACGCTGGCGGTGCTCTGGTTACCCGTTACGGCCCGGAGGATCTCAACGGCCCTCATCATGAGGCGGCGTTCGACGAGTTTGCGGTGTATCTGCATCTTGCCCGTTATCGGTGGTGTTTCCCATTCCTTGAGAAGCTGACGGACGCCGATCTGACCGTTCTCATTGAGCGCGGGCAACTGCAATGCGTGGCGTCCCCGAATCTGTCCGCTGGCGTCGCGGGCGAGGCCCTGACCGGCCTTGTTCGCGGCGCCTAGCATATCAGACCCCCCCCCGGGGTATGTCCCGCTGCTGTGGCGGAAGGCGAACACCCTGGGTCCCATCTCCCACCCTTTGGCCTTTTCGCTGAAAAAATTTCAATTTTTGGTTTGGAATTCACCGCACCATTCGACTGCGGAGGTTGATGGCCAGAGAGCGGTGTGAGTATCGGCGACTCCGGTTTCCCATTCTCTCCATGTTTCCTCGTCGGCGCCGATTTTGGCGGCGAGACCGGCGAGCATATTTCGGATGTCGTAGAGGTTGAGCGGGGGCAACGGGGGGCATCGGCGGCATTCGCCTATGTGATCGTCTGGGTGTGGGAATAATTTATTCTGGATGTCATTGGGCCTCCAGAAGCGGCATTGATTGCAACGTTCGTCCATAATTTCTCCTGGTTTTGGCATGTCTCAGTCGCTTTCCGATCTGCTTCGTTTAGCGGCTTCGGCTGGTCCTGAGACGTGGCGGGCTGAGCATCAGGCAGAGCTGAAGACGTTACTTCCTGATTTGCGTCGTCTTCTCATTCGGGAGAGCCTGACGGAGTGGGCGCTTTTGTGCGGGTTCAGTCCTGCGGCGCATCACAAGGTTATCATTGCGGCGCTTGAGGCGATCAGCGCGGGGAGGAACGACCGTCTCATCCTGACACTTCCGCCTGGGAGTGCGAAATCCACCTACGCGAGTGTTCTTTTCCCGGCGTGGTACCTGGCGAACCACCCTGAAAACCTGATCATTGCGGCCAGTCATACGGTTGAGCTGGCGGAGCGGTGGGGCCGAAGAGTTAGGAACCTTGTTGAGGAGCATTCCGAGACGCTAGACTTTGGGATACGGTCGGACAATGCTGCGGCGGGTCGTTGGGAGACGAGCCGAGGCGGTGAATACTTTGCGGCGGGTGTCGGGGGCAGTATAGCGGGCCGGCGTGCGGATTGCGTCACGGGCGACACCATCATTCACACGCTTGAGGGGTCTCTGCCTATTGATCAATTGCAGCTCGGCCCAGTGCCCCGCTATGTACTGAGTTATGCCGAGACGGAAAAAGCCCCCTGTTTTGCTCGAGTTCTTGCTTGCGCTCGGCGCCGCACCGAAACCCTCTGGCGGGTACGCACTGCCTCTGGCCGTGTGGTTACAGCAACGGGAGATCATCGCTTCTACACTCGCCGGGGTTGGACCCCGTCGTCGTCCCTTGGTGTGGGTGACGTTCTTCTGCGGGTGGTGTGGGGGGACGAGCGAGCGGGAGAGTTACGAGCTTCGCAAGAAGGTATTGAAGGGCCGAACGGGTTTCTATTGCGGCCTAACTTGCAGCGGGCGTGCAATGAACCTGGCGGTCCATGGCAATGGCCAGCGGGCGTGCAAGCGCTGCGGCGCCGCCATGCAACCCAGAAATCAGGAGCGAGCGAACTCCTTTTATTGCTCCGAGGAGTGCCGGCTGACGAGCATCCGCGAGTTGGGAGAGAAGCGGCGCAGAGTGTTTTTGAAGCCCTGCCCGGTCTGTCGGACCGAATTCCATCCCCTCACTATGGAGCGAGCCGAGAACCCATCAACGACCTGTTCACGCAAATGCAGCAGTGTTTTGCACCGGGAGCGGATGAAGGGTGCGAAGAATCCGACTTACAGGCATGGCAGGGCTACGACCGTTCGGTCTGCGGTCAGGGCATGGTTCAAAGTCAGGCAGAAGATTTTGGAACGCGACAGCAACCGTTGCGTGGTGTGTGTGACCGGTTGGCCTCTCGATGTGCATCACATCAATCGCCTGCCTTGGGACAATCGTCTGGAAAACCTCGTGACGCTCTGCCGCAAATGCCATCGGCAATTTCATGCGGCGGAGAAGTCGAAGCCGCCGCGGATCCTGTGGTCCTGGTTGAGCGCCTATGCCAGCCAGCCGATGTCTTCGACCTTGAAGTGGAGGGGACCCACTGCTTTTTCGGCAACGGAGTGCTAGTCCACAACTGCCTGCTGATCGACGATCCCCTCCGTTCTGCGGATGATGCGGACAGCAAGATCATCCGGGACAAGCAGTGGGACTGGTGGGTTGCGGATGCGGTTCCGCGGCTGAAGCCGCATGCTGCGGCGGTCATCATAAGCACCCGCTGGCATGAGGCGGACCTCGTCGGGCGTCTTCTTGAGGAGGAGCCTGGCCGGTGGAAGGTTCTGAACATCCCGATGGAGTCGGAGGGCCTGGACGACCCGTTAGGGCGCTCCCCTGGGCAGCGTCTCTGGCCTGAGTGGTTTACGGCGGAGATGGTTGACACGGCGAAGCGCAATCCTCGCATATGGAGCGCCTTGTACCAGGGGAGGCCGGCTCCGGACGACGGGAGCTATTTCAAGCGTGAGTGGCTGATTGACGTGGACGGCCTTCCGGACCGGAGCACCCTTCGGGTTTATGGCGGCTCTGACTATGCGGTGACCTCCGACGGCGGGGACTACACGGTTCATGTTGTGATCGGGGTTGACGGAAACCACGACCTTTATCTTCTGGACCTTTGGCGCAAGCAGGCCAGCAGCGACGAGTGGGTTGAGGCGTACTGCGACCTTGTCAGGAAGTGGAAGCCGATGGGTTGGGCTGAGGAGAGCGGGCAGATCAAGTCAGGCGTCGGGCCATTTCTTCTCAAGCGGATGCGGGAGCGTCAGGCGTACACGGTGAGGGAGCAATTTCCGACGCGGCATGACAAGGCGGTGCGGGCTCAGAGCATCCGGGGCCGGATGGCGATGCAGGGGTTACGGATCCTGCGGCAAGCCTCCTACCGGAATGATCTGATTGACGAGCTCTTGAGGTTTCCGGTCGGCACCCACGATGACGTGGTCGACAGCCTTGGGCTGTGCGGGCAATTATTGGACCGGATGCTGGCTCCGACCAAAGACAACATCGTTCCGTTCCGGCGGCGTGATGCGTGGGACGACGATGGACCGTCTGCGGTGAGTTGGAAGACGGTTTAGGGGCGGGTCCTTGGTGGCAGCCTGCCTTCCAGGATGGCGAGGCTTTCCTCGAATCGTTTTTTGAGTTCCGGATCGGTGAACTCGGGCACGATCTGCCAGAGGCCGCGCTCGGTCAGGATGATTTCGGCGAGGTTCTGGCCCTGGCCTGGCGGGATGGTGTGCCATCCTTTGCCGTTGGCGATGTCGTGCAGGATGTCGACGAGGGCCTCGAGTTCGGAGCGATCGGTTTTGGGCTGATTGTTCGACATATCTCCACCACCATCGGACAAAACCTATGGCAGTATCGCTTGTCGTCGACAACGCACGTGTGCGGGACGACGAGGACGATCCCTTTGGCCTGCCGTCATTGGTGCGCCGGTTCGAGGAGAGCGAGGAGGCCTCCTACGAGGCGCGCGAATTGGCGGAGCGCGATCGCCGCTACGTTGATTCAGACCAGCTTGACGAGAAGGAACTGAAGGAACTCGAAAAGCGCGGCCAGCCGGCGGTGATCATCAATAGGATCAAAAGAAAAATAGACTTCCTGGTCGGCTTAGAGAAGCAGCAGCGGACCCGTCCACGGGCCTTACCCCGGACGCCGGCGCATGAGCAGGACGCGGAGGCGTGCACGGATGCGCTGAATTATGTGATTGACGACACGGACTTCAAGATGACCCGCAGTGCGGTATGGCGGAACATGTTGATCGAGGGGACGGGCGCGGTCGAGGTCTGCGTGAAGGGGTATGACGACAGCTATGCCGGGGATGCGAACGAGATCTGCATCGAGATCCGCCGCTTTCGCTGGGACCGTTTTTTCCACGATCCGCACAGCCTCGAATTGGACTTCTCGGATGCGACTTACTTCGGCGGCGTGTGGTGGATGGATTACGAGGACGCGCTGAGCCGTTGGCCCGACAAGGCGGCTGAATTAGAGCAGACGCTGGCCGGAGCGACCTATTCCGACACCTATGACGACAAGCCGTCTTATCAGGTGTGGGCGGACCGCAAGCGCAAGCGGGTTCGCATTGTGCAGATGTGGATCAAGCGGACGGGTGGGAAGAGCGCCGACGCTTGGTATTTTGCGGAGTTCACGAAGGAGGGGATCCTTCTCGACGGCAAGAGCCCCTATGTGACCGACGACGGCGACAGCGAGCCCGGGATGGTGGCGCAGTCTGCCTACGTCGATCAAGAGGGTGCGCGCTACGGCGCGGTGCGGGAGATGATCAGCCCGCAGGACGAGATCAACAAGCGGCGCTCGAAGTCCTTGCACCTTCTGAACTCCAACCAGATCCTTTACGAGGAAGGCGTTGTCGACGACCTCGAGAAGGCGCGCGCCGAGGCGGCGCGGCCCGACGGGGTCATCAAGATCGCGCCGGGTGGCCTTGCCGAGAACCGTTTCCAATTCCGCGAGCGGGTCGACCTCGCGGCCGGGCACATTCAGCTCTTGCAGGAGGCCAAGCAGGAGATCGACCTGATGGGCCCGAATTCGGCGATGATGGGCGAGGCCGGCGACAGTGCCAGCGGCCGGGCGATCATGGCGAGCCAGCAAGGCGGCATGATCGAGATGGGCGACCTTTTGGACAACCTGCGCTTTTTCGACAAGCGGGTGTACCGCATGGTGTGGAACAGGATTCGCCAGTACTGGACCGGCCAGAAGTGGGTGCGGATTACCGACGACGAGCGCAACGTGCGCTTTGCGGCGCTCAACAAGCCGGCGACCACCCGACTGCCGCTTCCGGATGGGCAAGTGATTGAACTGCCCGACATCGACCCGATGACCGGGCAGCAGCGCATCGAGAACAACGTCGCGCAGGCGCAGGTCGATATTTACATCGACGACGTCAGCGACGTCGTGGCGCCGCAGATCGAGCAGTGGCAGGCGCTGGTGGAACTCAAGAAGGTCGACGTGAACAACGAGATACCCTTCGAGGATCTGATCCTGGCGGCGCCGAACATCAAGAACCGCGATCAGATCGTCGAC